ACCAGAGACAGAGACAGAGACAGAGACAGAGACAGAGACAAAGAAAGAGAAAGAGAAGAAGGCAACTAGCGTTGCCTCCCCACTCACTGTCGATGAACAAGTTTGGAATGATTGGATGACGATCCGAAAATCCAAAAAGCTTCCGATGACAGAGACTGCTTGGGGACAAATCCAGAACGAGTTCCGAAAAGCCAACCTGAGTGACCAAGAAGGGGTGAAGTACTGTTGCTTGAGCAACTGGGCCTCCTTCAAATTTTCTTGGTATGAAAAGCAAATGCAGGAGCAAAACTCTGGTTTGACAAAAAGTGCTCAAGCCAAGCAAAAGGTTCTGTCTGGTTTAACCCGTGGATTGATTGGAGGCTCAAATGTCAAACTACTCGGATGAGAATTTCTGTTCAAAAGAGGAAGGCTTGGACTACATTTTTGCCTACATGAGTGCAGTTTATGGTTCAGCCTTTGACAGACACTTTGAGGCATCAGAGCCAGCTATGGTGAGAAAAGTATGGATGGACATCATTGGTGGATTTTTGACTTACAAGCCATCTATGGATTTCGCTTTTGAGCATTTAAACCCTGACTTCCCACCTTCTGCGATAAAGTTCCGCGATCTATGCAATTCTGGGCCATCAATTCCCATGAGAGGAGTTATTCAGATTGAACACAATCCAACACCTGTTGACCCTGAAGAACTAAAACGGGTCCGCGAAGAGGGTTTGAAAAAACTCAAAGAGTTGAGAAGTACTTTTAAAGGAAATTTTTAATGTCATTCGATGATAAATCTACAGAAGAGTCCCGCCTCATGTGTACTGCATACGGCTGTCCAAACAGATGGAGCGTGAACATGGGTAAACCTTTGTGCTCTGCCCATGCTTGGGCTGATCCTGAACATTGGGGTCAAATCACTTCTCGAATCCTTGCCAGAAACATAGGCAAAAGTGAGCATGGTATTGCCAACTACTATGAGCCAAAGGACGAATTTTGAACTACTACCAAGCACAAGAACTATTGACGGCGGTAAAACATGGACGACCAACCTCAATCCGAGACATCAACATGGCGCTATATCTCACTGGAGACTATTGCGGACCACTATGCGAAGATGGCTTTGAACCCTGCGACTATAGATCATGCGAGGTTTCGAGTGAGGGAGTTGGAGAGCCACGAACTTGGATGCTGGGTGGGTTTGGGGAAGATGGTGGCCTCAAGGCTCAAGGAGTTGAGAGATGAAGGTGTATTGCGGAATTGACCCCGGTCTCTCTGGCGCTTGGGCCATGATCACCTTCAACGGCAGGTACTGGTCTTGTGGCGACATGCACCACGATGACCAAGGCTTTCTCCATTCCGAGCGTATTTGGGACGAGATGCGTCAAGCCCGTGACTCACTCGACATTGAAGTCGTCATCGAAAAAGTCCACTCCATGCCAAAACAAGGTGTTGCCAGCACATTCAAGTTTGGAATGGCCTTTGGAAGTGCCGTAACCATCTCTAAGCGATTTAAAAGAGAGGTGACTATGGTTACCCCTCAAGTTTGGAAAAAATCGTTTAAATTGTCGTCGGCTAAGCAGGAAAGCCTAGATTTAGCAAGACAGATGTTCCCTGAAGCGCCATTGAACTTAAAAAAGCACAATGGAAGGGCTGAAGCTTTATTGATAGCTGAATGGCTAAGGAGGTCAAATGAAACTTAATGGTGGTAAGAATCAATGTCCAACTTGCGACAAGTATTTTTATTCTAACTTTGCTTTTGAAAGGCATAGGACTGGTAAATACGGTGTAGACAGAAGGTGCAGGACAGAAGAGGAAATGAAAGAAAAAGGAATGTTTGCTGACAGCAATGGTTATTGGAAGTCTTATGTTTCAAAAAGGGTGTTCAAACTATGATTAAGAGTAAATACACAATTGGGTCAAAAATCCACCAAGCTTTATCCAAACTAGAGATGGGTGGTTTAGACATGGCTACCTTGAGAAAGGCAATCAACTACAAGGATTCGACCAAGATATTTGATGAATGCATCATCCAGCCATTGGTAGCCGACAAGATGATCCACCGCATGGACATCAACTACTACATCACGCCTATAGGCCAATCTAGATTGGAGTCGATGGGTAGGTACATCATCCATGTGCCCAAGCCACGGTATCAGAAATTAGAGTGGGTTGTTTATAAGCCCACCTTGAACAACACAGTTCGTATCCATGCTGATGACAACTTTAAGTTCCCCAGTCGAAGGGGGGACAAGCTTTACTACCGTGACGGAAGGGTGGAATCAGTATGAACGAAAAGATTGATCCAAATGCGGCGATTGACTTTATGTACGAGAATGCGGTCAAGTTCAGCCAAGCAAAGGCTAACCGCTACTACCTTGAAGAGTACAGGAAAACCCTAAAAGCAGAACTCTGCAAGGAAGCCCTTAATCAAGGCTTTGAGGCTGTTAATGCGCAAGAGAGGGAGGCATATAGCCATCCCACTTACAAAACGCACCTGAAGGCCATTAAAGAGGCTATGCAACTTGAAGAGCAACTTAGGTGGCAACTGGTTGCCGCACAAGCTAGAGTGGACGTATGGCGATCACAGGAAGCTTCTAACAGGGCTATGGACAGGGTGACCATGTGAACAACTCCCTAACAGAGAAAGAACGGGCATACGTAGGACTGGTCAAGCTCCTACCTTGCTCAGTCTGTGATGCAGAAGGGCCAAGCTCAGCCCACCATGTCAAGCAAGGAAATCAATACACGGTTGTCGCTCTTTGTTGGGACTGCCATCAAGGACCTATGCTTGGCTGGCATGGGGAAAAGAGGATGTGGAACATCAAGAAGATGGACATGAACGATGCCTTGAACATCACCATCAAAAGGGTAATAACCCTACTTCAAGGTGGGGAATTAAAATAACAGTTGCATGGTCATTAACTTTTAGTTAATAATACGTTTACTGGATGTCCAGTGTTATTTGAAAAGGAAATTAAATCATGACTACAGCAACAGCACTCAAAATCGTAGACGAACTCGGTTTGATCCAAGACCAGATCGAGCAACTCATGGAGCAAGCAGAGTCTCTTAAAGACCAACTCAAATTGCTTGGAGCAGGAACATACAGTGGCACTATGTACGTTACACAGATTAAGCACACAGCAGAGAAGAAAAGCACTTCATGGGCATCAGTTGCTAAAGAGTTGAATGCTCCCAAAGAGTTGATTGCAAAATACACAACAGTGTCTTACAACCACCTCAGCGCCACCACAACAGCATTGTCTAACTAAGGAGTCGACATGAAAACTTCAGTTCCAATCAAAGACGGCTCGCAAGGCAAAGATAACGCAAAATGCGTAGAGCGTTTGACTCGCGCAAAACAGAAATCCACTCCATGGAAATACAACGCTCCAGTGAATCCAATGTTCCTTGGTGCACAAAAAGCCCGTAACGGACAAGATTATTAACATCAAATGCCCCTTCGGGGGCTAAAGGAACCATCATGGAAAAAGAAGAAGTTGTAATCAAAGGTTTAGAGGACAGCAGAGTATTTGTAGATGAGTTTGATGATGACATCTGGCTATCTATTCAAGTGAAAATGGGTGGTGCTCGTTGCATCTTAAAAAGAGACCAAGCTCAGTTGTTGGTTGAAGAGTTGCAAAAATTACTTGGTGGGCAAAGTGAATGAGTTGGCTCTTTTCGCAGGTGCTGGTGGAGGAATACTTGGGGGACATTTGCTCGGATGGAGAACAGTCTGTGCAGTCGAATGGGAACCTTACCCAGCAAGCGTACTGTGCGCCCGACAAAATGACGGCCTTCTCCCGCCTTTCCCGATTTGGGATGACGTTCAAACCTTTGATGGAAAGCCGTGGGAAGGAATTGTTGATGTCATATCTGGAGGCTTTCCATGTCAAGACATTAGTGCAGCAGGAAAAGGCGCAGGAATTGACGGAGAACGATCAGGCATGTGGGGAGAAATGGCAAGGATCATTCGTGAAGTACGACCCAAATACGTCTTTGTGGAGAACTCACCAATGCTCACTTCTAGGGGGCTTGGACGAGTTCTCGGAGACTTGGCCTCAATGGGGTTTGATGCGAGATGGGGAGTGTTGGGAGCAGCAAACATTGGAGCAAACCATCAGAGGGATAGGATTTGGATTGTCGCCCAACGGTATGGACAGTTTCCACACACCCAACACAACAGGATTGGACGGTGGGAGCAACAGCAGAAAAGCATTAAAGAAACGTATGGAAAGTTGGCCAACGCCAGATGCGAATTGCGGTATGAGGGGAACTCAAGAATTATGGACGCCCAAGAGGAAATCGGGGCAACCAGCGCAATACACAATCAATCAAGCGGTCAGGGATTCATTGAGCAAGCCGAAAGCAATGGAAAAATGGGGAACACCCAAAGTACAGGACTCACGTCATGCTTTGAGGGACAGGGGGAAAGGGAACCTTGGAGAGCAAGTATCAGGTCTTCACAATGGTGGGAAACTGAGCCCCCTTTGGACAGAGTGGTTGATGGGATGGCCGATAGGGTGGACAGACTTAAAGCCATTGGAAACGGACAAGTCCCGCTTTGTGCAGCAACCGCATGGGAAATTTTAAGTAAATGAGTATCCTAATTTTCATAGCATTGTTATGTGCCATATGTTCAGCAGTATTAATGCTGTTGATCATATGGCTTATTTACTCGGTACTAAATCATGACTAAAGAAGAACTATTTAATGTTGCAGATCAAATATTCACTACACCATACATAAAAGAAGATGTATTGTATTTGGCTAATTATTTGATGGAAAACGGCAGGCAAATGATGTTGAAAAACGCAGAGTTACAAATCGAAGTGGCAATACTAAAAGAACGTGAAGAGTGTGCAAAGATTGCAGACGAATGGTCGGTTGCTTATCCTCACCCATCAAAAGTTATTGCTGAACAAATACGAAAAAGGGGAGAAGAATGACTAAAGAAATAGTTTTAATAAATGGATTCAACATATCATCGTCTGATGTTGTCATTAAAACATCAGATGATCGAATTGAGTTTTCAACTACCACGGGGTTTGGAACATTGTTCACAGATAAATTGAAAACAGACAATGGTCAAACAGTTGGAGAGCGAAACAGAGCTAATCTCCATGCCATGTTAGACGCATGGATTGACAAAAAAGAATGGGTGCAACTATGACTAAAGAAGAAATCACAGAAATGGCTAATCAAGCAAAGTTACCTCACGACTATGTTGGAGGTGAGTTAATGTGGCTAGATAAACTAGAACGCTTTGCCAAACTGGTAGCAGAAAAAGAACGTGAAGAATGTGCAAAGATTGCTGACTCATACGCAGATGGGTTAGAGCGTAATTACTCTGAAATCATTGCGGACAAAATCAGAGCAAGGGGACAAGAATGATTAATGAACTACCAACTGCATTTCCTTGGATGCATAAAGATATTACTTGTACAGGTATGACATTGCGTGACTACTTTGCGGCAAAGGCTATGCACGCATATATTACAGCAAACTACAACAGACTTATTTTTGAAGAAGGTAAGTATGACGAGCCAACACATTATTGGACAGATGAAGGATTATCCGAACTAGCGTATCAAACAGCAGACGCAATGATAAAAGAAAGGGGACAAGAATGACTGACGAAGAAATACACAACATTTATTTGCACATGAGTGGCAAAGCAGAGGGGTTGGTTGAAGCGACTGGCAACGCTGACTTTCCTGTATTGTTTGCTAGAGCAATCCTT